CGTATTGGTCGTGTTTTTGAAAAAATGAAACTTTTACTGCGTATAAAAGAACCATTCAAAGCATCATATGCTTCAGATGTTATAGCATTTATGCCTGGAAGTACTTCAAGTGCTTTTCCAGATTTTCAAACTCCTAAATCTAATAATAGAACACATATACTTGAACAAATTCATTATATGATGTCATCTTGTGATTTTTCTCCTATTTATAAATATTTAGTTATGATAGCATGGAGAGTTCAACAAAGAAAAACAGGTACTAAGTATCGTATTTTCTTTCCTGTTCCACATTTGATTCAAGTTTTAGAGTATATGTTTGCATTCAATTGGTTTAAACATTTTGAAGTTAATAAATTTACTCCCTATTGTTTTGGAAATGTTCATAATGATCTTTCATTGAGATGGAAGAAGTGGCAAAAATTTCAATATATTTATTCATTAGATTACTCTTCTTATGATCTTAGTATTTCAAATGATATAATAAAAATAGTGTTTAAATTTATATACATTAATACAGACTTTAATGATATGAAAAATTTTAAACAATTATTTAATGTAATTACTTTATTTCATTTATTTGGTCATTTAACTTTTAGTTTAAAAAATGTATTTCATGTAATTTCAAAAAAGAGAGGATTGTATTCTGGTTCTTCACTTACTAATTTACTTGGATCATTTATCAATTTATTCTTAATTTTATATTTTCTTGATGAAAACAAAATTAGTTTAGATGAATGTGATATTAATGTTATGGGTGATGATACAATTCTTTGTTTAAATAAGAGTTTTAAAATGGATGAATTAGCTTTGTATTTCAAACATACTTTTGGTATTATTATATCAATTGAAAAGTCAGAAATATTCCTTCCTGGACAAAGAGTTTATTTTCTAGGTCATTATTTTGATGACAATTCTAGATTATTAGATTTTGCTCTTGCTAAAAGACAACTAATTATATCTGAAAATTTCATTCCTGAACATGTTATTCCAAGTCATTTAAGAATTTGGTCTAAATTTATTTCTATTGTTATAAAGTGTTCAAATGGAATTGAATTTTTTAACTTATATTATAGAGATATTTTAAAATATATTAACTGTACTGATTTTCCTGAATATTATTTCAATCTTACTCAAGGAACTGAAGATTATATGCAAGTTAAACAATTTAATCTTGAAGTATTTGAATCTTGGAGAATTCAATAATTTG